CTGACGAAGATCCGCCGCGTGATGTTCCACATCAGTTTATTAATGTGACTGAGGATGCACGTATTGAGAAGTTGATGAAACGTAAGTATGCTGGTCTCTCAAAGACATTCTTTCGAGGATATCAAGAGCTTAATGATCAAGATTTCTTTGAACTTGAGGATCAAGATGTAAATTCTATGAACCTTGCTGATAAAGCAAATCTTTATTTCAAAATTGGTAATTTTCTAGACATTAATTTTAATTATCAAGAGAGGCAAATTATCGACACAATCTCTGCTGCAGAGACATTCGATGATGCCATTGATGCTGCACGACTTCTTTATGATTTCTGTAAGGAGAAGCAGAAGCAGGAAACTCAGGCAATCTCTCCACCTAGTCCTGCTAGAGATTCTATCTCAGGTGAATCAGAAGATTCTGAAGGATCTAATGAAAGTGAGGATGGTGGTGATACAGAGAGAGATGATCAGATCGAAAATTCAGATCATGGTGATACTGACACCCTTGAATTAGATGACCCTGGAGTTAGCACTGATGATCTCTTACAAAGCAAGATTAAGGATCTAGTTAGTGATAATCCCAACAGAGAAAACATTTACTTAGAAATTCCTAAAGTAAATTTGGACACTGTTATCATCTCAAATAAAGAGATTCACGAGAATATTGATCTTGCTTATGCTGATCATGTTAATCGCGAGTTGTGTGTCTCTGATAGTGAATATAGAAAGTTTAAGAAGTCTGCCCAGAAAGAAGTAAACTACTTAGTGAAAGAATTTGAATGTCGCAAGGCAGCAGATTCTTATGCTCGTGCTAATACTTCCCGCACTGGTGTTCTCGATACATCTAAGTTGCATACCTACAAATATAATGAAGATCTTTTCAAAAAGGTCACTACCCTTTCCGATGGTAAAAACCATGGTTTGATATTTGTTTTGGACTGGTCTGGCTCCATGTCACATGTGATGAAAGACACCATTAAGCAATTGTATAATCTAATTTGGTTCTGTAAAAAAGTCAGCATTCCTTTTGAGGTTTATGCGTTCACTAATGAGTGGAATTCATGTGAGTGGGATGATGATGGAAACCGTATTATTGTGGATCACTATGAAGTGAAGGAGAATTTGCTTTCTATAGATCCTGCTTTTGGTATGATGAATTTTCTGTCCAGTAAAACAAAGGACATTGAGTCTCAGATGCTTAACATCTGGCGTTTGGTTGATTCTCTATGGGGTATGTATCCTTATGTGATGCGAACTCCTAAGAAAATGGGTCTCTCAGGAACTCCTTTGAATGAAGCACTAGTTACTCTACATCAGATTCTTCCTCAGTTTCAGAGAGAAAATAATGTGCAGAAAGTTCAGTGCATTGTCTTGACTGATGGTGAAGCAAACTATATTCCTTATCATGTTAAAGTTCAAAGACCTTGGGAGGAGCATCCATATATCGGACGCAATACTCTTAATGATCGCTGCACCATTCGTGATCGTAAGTTGGGAAGAACTTATCGTGTTCCACATACTTGGAATGAATTTACAGATCTTATGCTTCGACACCTAAAGGATACTTTTGTAAATACTAATTTTATTGGAATACGTGTTCTTGAATCAAGAAATCTAAGTTACTTTGTTAAAACTTATCATGATCAATATACTGATGAGTATAATGAGATCATGAAAGATTGGAAAAAACTAAAGAGTTTTACAATCACTAATTCGGGATATGATGCATACTTTGGCATGTCTGCCACAGCATTAGCAGATAATTCTGAATTTGAAGTTGATGAAGGTGCCACTAAAGCAAAGATTAAGTCTGCTTTTATCAAATCTCTAAAGACTAAGAAACTAAATAAGAAAGTTCTTGGTGAATTCGTTTCCCTTGTAGCATGAGTAAAATGCATAGATTTCCCTTCAAACATATTGTTGATGAAGAAGCCAAAGAAGTATTAGTGGTATGTCAAAGTGCTATCACTGCCATGGGAGTGAGTGCTATGGTAAAAAAATATTATCCAGGATATTGTGCGAAAATAATTTCAGAAAATTATTATCATAAGGAGACGCACAAATAACTGTCACACGGGGGGGTTAACGACCCCCCTTTCGGTTTATAATGACTTCAGTTCAAACGAAACAAATGGGTCTGTCCAAAAACGGTATTATTGATTCTCTTCAAGATCTCTATGGCACAGAGTTCACTGCTGCAGATGTCCGTGCTTGGTGTGCCATGAACGGTTGTGCTTATCAGACTATCACTAACAAACTAGTTGATTATAAAGTGGGTCGTGGTAAGTGGAATCTTGAGGTAACAAAGAAGACAGTAAAAGAACTAGAAGTTAATTATGCTGCTCCTGCAGCACTTCCCGCTGTTGAACAAAATCTTATCCCTACTAAAGATGATACCTTCGTCCAGTTTGGCAATTACAGTTCTATTAAAAAAATTATTCAGTCCCGTCTATTCTATCCGACGTTCATTACAGGACTGTCCGGTAACGGAAAGACTTTCTCGGTTGAACAAGCGTGTGCTCAACTGGGTCGGGAACTTATCCGCGTAAACATTACTATTGAAACTGATGAAGATGATCTTATTGGTGGTTTCCGCCTTATTGATGGCAACACCGTCTGGCACAATGGCCCGGTCATTGAGGCCCTCCAGCGAGGTGCTATCCTGCTCCTTGATGAGATCGACCTCGCTTCTAACAAAATTCTCTGTCTCCAGTCAATTCTTGAAGGGAAAGGAGTATTCCTTAAAAAGATCGGAAAATGGATTGAACCTGTCTCTGGTTTCAACGTCATCGCCACAGCAAACACTAAAGGTAAAGGTAGCGACGACGGACGATTCATTGGAACTAACGTGCTCAATGAAGCCTTCTTGGAGCGATTCCCTGTAACCTTTGAACAGGAGTATCCCACTCCTGCCACTGAGTTGAAGATTTTGGAAGGTGTTGCTCGTGACCTCAATGTGGTTGCTCCTGACTTCTGCAAGCGCCTTGTAGACTGGGCAGACATCATTCGCAAGACCTTCTATGATGGTGGTGTGGATGAGATCATCAGCACCCGTCGTCTGGTTCACATCATTCGTGCATTCAAAATCTTTGGAAAGAAAGAGGTGGCAATGGAGGTTTGTGTGAATCGTTTTGATGATGACACCAAGCAAGCATTCATGGAACTCTATGACAAAGTAGATGCTGATTTCCAGATGCCAATTGACTCTGACCAAACTATTTGATATAATAATGACAAACTCTTGGTCTCTACTTCATGATGAAATAAACATGACTAATAATAATTACAAATATAGTGAGGAGGAAATCCTCAAGGAATTGCAAGATTATATCAGTGGAACATATCGTGCTCACTACTCTGCTGGTGATGACAAGATTCAGACACTTGATTTAATTGATGCATGTGGTGATGGTGAAGCATTTTGCCGATCCAATATTCTCAAGTATGCCTCTCGGTATGATAAGAAGGGAACAGCACGACGTGACATTATGAAAATTCTGCACTATGCTGTGCTTCTAATGCATTTTAATGACAAGAATGCAAAGCGTGAAACTTACAACCAGTGACAATGCAAATCAAAACAAAAACTATGAACCTGTCTGACTCTACTCTCAATCTACTGAAGAACTTTAGCACCATCAATCAATCTATTCTGTTCAAGGAAGGTAGTAGTCTTCGCACGATCAGTGTAATGAAGAACATTCTTGCTGAAGCAGTCATTGATGAAGAGATCCCTCAAGATTTTGGCATCTATGATCTCAATCAATTTCTTAATGGGTTGTCTTTGCACCAGAGCCCTGACCTTGATTTTGGGAACAATGGTTATGTTGTGATTAAGGAAGGTCGTTCTCGATCTAAGTATTTCTTTGCTGATCCTCAGGTAATCGTAACTCCACCAGACAAAGACATTGCACTTCCTAGTGAAGATGTCTGCTTTGAACTTAACACTCAACAACTTGATAAACTTCTCAAGGCAGCAGCAGTGTATCAATTGCCTGACCTTTCTGCTGTTGGTGAAAATGGTGTGGTTAAACTGGTCGTTCGTGATAAGAAGAACGACACCTCTAATGATTATGCTGTAGTTGTTGGTGAAACTGACAATACTTTCTGCTTTAACTTCAAGGTAGAAAACATCAAAGTCATCCCTGGCACCTACGAAGTAGTAGTATCTCAGAAACTTCTTTCTAGATTCACCAGCACAAATTACAATCTCAAATACTTTATTGCTCTGGAACCTGATTCTACTTTTGAGTGATGTTTCCTTTTACTGCCTCTCAAAAAGATGAGATTACAATCCTAGATAATTTCTTAGATGAATCTGAATTTCAAGTTCTTAAAGAACATATCATGGATTGTAATTCCTGGGGATTTACTAGAGGTATTTCTGTAGAGAGTGAGGGTGATCCTAGAATTTATTATGGGTTTTCTTCTGGTGTTGTTGATGAAGATGAACCAGAAGAATATCTGTATGATGAGGGATCTCATATTTCTCTTATAGAGAACCTTAATGAAAAAGTAAAACAGAGGTTTAATCTTGCTGAGGTAATTCGTTGCAGATTGGATATGACCACATATCGTGGTGATACTGAAATTGTTTTCGGTCCACACATTGACTGTGATAGAGAGCACAAAACTTCAATCTTCTATGTGACTGATAGTGATGCTCCAACAATCATATACAATGAGAAGCGATTTTGTGGTGACATTCCAAAGGATGTAACTCTTACTGAAAAGCAAAGAGTTTTGCCAAAAGAAAATCGGTTGGTAATTTTTCCTGGAAATCATGTGCACACTGGAATGTGTCCCATTGACTATCCTGTTAGAATACTGGTGAACACTAATTACAGAGGTGTTAAGAAAAAAGATTATGATGGGCCACTTTATGCTCCTTGGACAAAGGTAGAATCAGGAAGACTCAAATGAAAGAATTTGATTATGAACTCGATTACAAGAAACTTGATTTCACAGATGCAGAGACTCGCAAACTTTATCGCATTGGAAGGGGCGAACAAGGAGTGCTATTGGTACGCCCTTACACTAACGACATATGTGCTCATTGGCGATTT